GCCTCGCTGATGAGCGAGTGTAGTTGGAACATTTGATCAAATTGTGCAGCGTAAGCATCAATGAACTTGATTGCGTCCATCTTCGCTTTCTGCTTTGCTGCTTGGTTCTTTGGTTGCTTGAGTTTTGAAATTGCCAAATCATACTTGGAGGCAATGTGTGTTTTCAATCTTGAAGAATCGTATTTTGAAATGCCTGCTCTGACACCTGAATTGATGAATGGCATGAGTTCATCAAAGATATCAGTCTTGTGTGCCTTGACCACTATCTTCAAGAATGTCTTGACCTTGGGAGCCAATGGCTTCATTATCTTGAGTAGGGCTACTATCTGTTCGGAGTCACTAGCCGTGATAAATGTCTTGCCTGTTGGTGGAGAAGGCAGGGTGGCAGCAGAGAACCATACATTGGTTGTTTGCTTAAATCCGTCTAGATTGGCAAGCGTTCCCTTGTTCATTCCTTGCAGCGTATCCGACTTCCCTGTATACACCGTATGGAACACGATTCCCAACTTGACAGCACCGATCTTCTTGCCTAATGGTGAATCTACGGGGACTGCATAAAGAATAGTATTAGGACGGAACGCATAGTTCTTCACGCCGCCAACATCTATCTCTTTACGGGATGTTGGAATGAACATCAGATCGCCCTGATAGACTCCTGTGGACGGAAGTACCGCAGGAAGGTTCTCCAAGCAAAGAGTGAGTTTGTTCACTAGATCGGCATCATCCCCGTGATTGGTTTTGATGTCCTTAAGCGTGAAGTTTATCTTTGGATTCTTGGAGGTGGTTGCGTGCTTTAGGGCAACAAAGAACTTGCCGTTTGAGGGATGCTTTCCTGCAACGATAGCGGGTGCGCCATCCCATTTTGTGGTGATGACCATCTTGGCGGTAGGGGTCTTACTAGCCAAGGACTTGGTGATATTAGTCATCAAAGTCATGGAACTGTTGATGCCATTGTCCAAATCCTTGAACATCAAGTCTTCAATATGCTCAAGATGTTGTGTCTCCACAGCCTCATTAAGAGGGCAGGAGGGAGCATACATCAGACTTGAAAAATTGGCTATCATCACCGTATTTAGCCTACGGGCATACTCAATAATAAGAAACAACCCCCGTATTTCAGGGGGTTGTCGGGCAGGAGATGCTATCTCCTGCGGGGTAAGTTTATCTTATTTAGTTAGACAACTGCATTTCGGGCTGTGCATTATCAAAAAGAGTAGCCTCAACTTCTTGACGATCACGGTATACGCCAAGGATGCTGTCCTTTGTAACCATGAACAGATACTTGCCTTCATGTTCGGTAGCGTGTTCCCAATATTGACAGATAACTTCTTCGCCATTGGTCAAAGGGAATGCATCGGGCTTACGCGCCCATGAGAATGAGCGACCATCGCCCATGACGGGACTATCAGAGAACTGCGTGTCACCGATGGCATAGACCTTGCCTACGAGAACAGGAATGCGAGAAGTGATTGGATTATCAACATTTCCATTCACATGGAGGTTGAAAGTTTCCTTGGTTGTCTCAACGATGATGTAATTTGGACTTGGAATCAGCATAATAATCTCTCCTAAAAGGTTGTTGTATGTAGTTGTGAGTAGGACGATCAGGAATCGAACCTGTTCCAGAGAGGTATAAACTCTCCTGGGCCAACCAAAGACCCCCTCGTCCCATTTGTTAGACCCGTCTTCGGGTCTTGATTTCCTTCTTCAAAGCCTTCTCTAAATTTTCAAATTGTTTCTCTCCCTCGGGATCCATGTAGTAAAGACCGCACTTTTGGTTACTACATTGAAATACAGGGATGTTGTAGACAATTTTAGCCATGACCAAAGGTTCGGTTCTTACTTCTTCGTTGCTTCCCATCTGAAAAACATGATCTCTACGAGAACGGGTTGTAGCGCAGCCACACTCTTTACAAGTGGGACAACGAGAATCAGGAGACCCTGATCGTTGACTTCTTGCTTGAGCAATGCCCCCTAGAATCGATCTCCATATAATTTGAACGCTGTCGATCATCATCATGTCCCAATCTAAAGTTGATTTCTTCTGCAAGAGTGCGAGACATTGGCATTCCCTCTCGGATTGAGAGTTCAGACAGAATCAGCCGTACCTTCTCCTGTGCCTCTGCAACAGAACACGCATCAATCGGAATGTCAATGTGCAAGCGATATGTCATAGTGCGTAATCTTACCTTGTATATTGGCTGCTGTCAAGACCAGTTGTCAAAGTTTCTCTTGGAAAATTTTTCATCCCTACGCTGACGGAAAGTCTTAAACCCACCGCCGCCTTCGGGCATCTCAACCTCATCGTCATCATCCTTCTCGCCCATTTTAGAAATGCCCTTCTGTGCAGCGGCATCCAAGTCAAACAACTTCATCTTGCTGCGGTCAACGCCGATTACGAAACGGCGATATGCAGATGGGTCGCCGTAGCGATTTTTCAATTGCTTGACCATGAGTTGTCCAAGTTCCTCCAATTCCTCGGTGGAGATCAGGGCAACCATGAAGTCTGCGGTGGCAGGAAGACCGAATGACTCACTTGTATTTGTCAATTCGACATCGCTATTGGCAAAGCCTTCACGATTTGTCTGTGTAGCCGTAAAGATTGGAACATCATACTTCACCGCCATACCACGAAGTTCCTCTGCAATCGCCTTGACATAGGTGTACGAGTTGACATTGGAGTTTGCCTTGAAGCGACTAGAGGCACAGATGTTCAGGTAGTCAATGAACACGACATCGGGCTTGAAGTTCTTCTTCAGTCGCAATTCATCCAAGAGTGCTTCAAAGTGCATCGCGTTTGCAGTAGCGGTCGGATACTCCTTGATGATCAACTTGGATGAGGTAGAAGACATGATACGCTGCATCTTGCGTGTATAGATGTCCTTGGGCAATTTCTTCAAGTCATCCATCGTGATGTCCATGAGGTTAGCATCAATACGCTCTGCGATCCGCTCCTCTGCCATCTCACAAGTGATGTAGAGAACATTGTTTCCCGTGATCAAACAGTTCGCAGCGTGGTGGCACATGAACAGACTCTTGCCCACGCCCGTACCCGCGAGGATGACATTCAGCGTCTTGCTTGGTACACCACCCTGCGTGATCTTATTCATGTACTCCAAGTCAAACGGCATCTTGCGTTCAATCTGGTGATAGAAGTCAAACCGCTCATTGTAATCCTCAATGAAGTCGTGACCTACATGGGCATCAAATGAAACTGCAAGCGCAGTTGATAGGATCTCAGGAATCGCATTCTGTGTCTTGTTGCCCTTACCGTCAATGATCTGAATGGATTCCATGATGGCGTTGTAGACAGCCTTGTCGCGGCAGAACTTCTCGGTGGAATTGATCAACCACTTGGTATCAGGCTTGTCAAAGTCGGCAAGTTCACCAAGAAGTTCCTTGCCCTGCTTGAACTCCTCCTCTGACAATCCATCGCGGTTAGAGAGATCAATCGTAATGATCTCAACCGTAGGAGACTTGTTGTACTTGGATACAAACTCTGCAATGGTCTCATAGACCACACGCTCGGTGCGATCCATAAAGTATTCAGGCTTTAGAAAAGGCAAAGTCCTCCGTGCATATTCTTCATCATGAATAAGCGAACGGAGGACTAAGGTTTCAATACGGTCGTTTGGCATTCAGTAAGTATACACAACCGATCTTATTTGTCAACTACATTACTATCAGATTTATTGACCTGTTGGGATATCCATTCGTAAGTTTTTGTAATTCCATCTTTGAGCGGTTTATTGGATTCCCAACCTATCTTTTCGCGGAATAGTTTATTATCTGAATTTCTACCACGAACCCCGATTGGTCCAGAAATATTTTTAATTTCAAGAGACTTTCCAGAAATATCAATTACCATTTGAGAGAGATCATTAATGCTGATCATTTCTTCTGATCCAATATTAACAGGCCCGCTAAAGTCAGAATCCATAAAACGACGAACTGCCTCAACACACTCATCCACATACAGGAATGAACGAGTCTGTTTACCATCCCCCCATATTTCAATATGACTTCCATCCTTTGCTTCTGCAACTTTTCGGCATATTGCAGCAGGAGCCTTTTCCTTACCGTTATTCCATGACCCTTCTACTCCAAAAATATTATGAAATCTACCTATTCTAACTTGCATTCCATAATTACGAGAAAACGCTAAAAATAATCTTTCACTAAACAATTTTTCCCAACCATACTCACTATCAGGAGCAGCGGGATAAGCAGAATCCTCCGAACAATTAGGGTTATTGGGGTCTTCTTGATTATGAGCGGGGTACATACACGCAGAGGAGGAGTAAAATATTTTTTCAGCCTTGGTAGTGTGGCATCTTTCCACAATATTTATATTAATTAATGCGGAATTATGCATGACATCTGCATCATGTTCTCCCGTAAAAATATATCCAGCACCACCCATATCTGCTGCAAGTTGATAAACTTCATCAAATTTTCTATCAAAAACTTGATCGCAAATAGATTGCAAACGAAGATCCCCTTGAATAAAATCATCAGCATAAGTTGAGGAATATTCTGGATATTTTAAATCTACTGCTCGTACCCAATATCCTTCCTTCTTCAATCTTTTTACTAAATGAGAACCAATAAAACCGCCGCCTCCTAAAAATAATGCCTTTTTCATTTTATGTTACTTCCTTTATTTCATAATCACACTTTTTTTCTATTT